CTGGCGGAACAAACCGTGCATTGATTGGACGTTTTGACGAAGAGCACATTACGCTTGAAATTCCTCAGCCGTTTGAGCAGTTCGAGCCACAGCAGGAAGGCATGGAATACACAATCCCATGTCATTCAGAGTGCGCTGGTACAATTATTTATTATCCGCTTGCTTTTGCTTTTGCTGATGGTATTTAATTTGTTGATGTAGTCAAATGCTTCTGGCTTGTAACATAGCCGGAAGCAATTTTTATAAAAAATTAAACATAAGAAGGATGGAAAGATTATGTTAATTAAGTATAGTCCAAAGATTGAACATTTGAAGTGTGTAGTGCTGACACCGTCAGAAGGTCTTACCCTTGAAAGAAACATGGTTCATTTGCTCCCAGGAACAAATGAAATTACTGACGATGAATGGAAAGCAATGAGGGGCAACATAGCTCCGGAACTTGAAGCTGGTGAAATTACAATACTTGCTCAGAAAGTGGGTGACGGACGTGGAAAGCCAGGCGGACGCAAAGCAAAAAATCTTGTTGATATGCCAGTAAACATTGCTGTTAAGTATGTTTCAGAATGCAACAATCCTGAAACTCTCCAGAAGTGGTACAAGGAAATCACAAAGGAAGAGGTTCGTCTTGCAATAACAAAGCGCATGAAGGCTCTTGAAGTTGAAACACCCGAAGACGAAATACCCGAAGCGCCAAACGCCTCACCAATGACCCTTGACGAATTTGACAACGACAGCGAAGACGAAGATTTGTTTGATGATGATTTTGGTGCTGATGCTGATGGTGAAAAAGATTTTTCAAAAATGAGCGTTAAGGAGCTCAAGAAAGAATGTGAAAAAATTGGCATTAAGACGGACGGTTTGAAAAAGGAAGAGCTTGTTGAAGCTCTTGAAAATTCAAACAAGGAGTAAAATGTATGATGACTGTCGAGCAAACAATCCAAACTATCTGCCCTGAACTTGCGGATAGTCCATCCCTATCTCAATTTATTCAGATGGCGGTGGAAAGTTTGTCCGGCAGTTTTTTCGGCAAACTTTACAATCAGGCGGTTGCTTACAAGGCTTGCCACTTGTTCACAATAACAATAGGTGACAAAACAGGTGTTCATTCAATTGGTAGTGGTGGAAGCGTTACATCTTATCAGGAAGGTGGAATTAACATTGGCTTTTCTGCCAGTCAAAGTGACAGTGAGCTTGCTACTACACAATATGGCAGAATGCTTTTAAACCTTATGAAAAAAATACCTAGAATGAACGTGAATAAAAATTGCGTTCCTTCGTTTCCTGTCATACTTTAATTAAAGGAGGTTTTGAAATGTTGTTTTTCCCAAATGCCACAATTTATGTTTCAGACCTCAAGACAGTTAAGAACGATGAAGGAACAAAAATAAAAACTTTTGATTTTGAAAATGCGCTTGAAAGTTTTAGGTGTGACGTTCAGCCCAATACATTAACTTCTTCACAGGTTGAATTATATGGGTTGGACGCCAAGACAGCAAATACGAAAAAATGTTTTACCAACATGGAAAGTGGAAGTTCCATGGTTTTGGGGAACAGGGCTAAAGTTGAATATGACAATGGAAGCGTTGAATATTACAATATTCAGCCTGTTAATAAATGGAGATTTCACAAGGAATTTCTTTTGATACCAGTGGAGAATGAAAGTGCCTAAGAACGTTACTCCTGAACAGTTTGCGAAAATACTCGAAGACAAAAAGAAGGCATTAATACCAGCATTGGAAAAAACGACTGGTCTTTGCTGTAAAAAAATTGCAAGCGACATTCAGGAAAGCATGGCAAAAACTTCACGCAATATGGAACGCTCATATTATACAAACAACAAAAATATTGCACATCACCCATCACTTCCAGGAAATCCTCCGGCTCCAGATACTGGTAATTTAAGGAATAGTATCAGATGGGAAGTTAGCAGTGAAAAAGAAATTGTTACTGGTAGAGTTGGAAGCACACAAAAAGAACCACCATACGGAGCCTATCTTGAATTTGGAACCAGCGTTATAGCTCCTAGACCGTGGTTGAGACCGGCAATGAGGAACAATGAAAATTTTATAAAAAAGAATGTTTCTTCTACTGTGAAAAAAATTCTTGAAGGAGTTGAATAATGGTAAACGCTAAAAAAATATATTCGCAACTCCTAAGCAATGCACGGATTTTGAAAATAGTTCCTGAGGAAAATATTTTCAATTCATACCCTAGTTTAATTTCTCAATTTCCGTGTATAATATTTTTGGATGAAAACCAAAATGACATTGAGTATGCTGACAACAAATCGTTAGCAACAAGATGCTCAGTTTCAATACACGTGTTTTCAAAAAAGATAGACGGTTATCCAACTACTTCGGAAATAGCTTTAGTTGTAACCGAAGTTATGAATAATGACTTTTGGAATTGTTCTTCAAACGGTGAGGTTTCAGACCCTCAGCAGGATGTTGAGCATAGGGTTTTGAATTTTAACAAATCAATTTTATATTGATATAAATATTTTTGGAGGAAAAAGATTATGTCAAATGAAGCCCCTAAAATTGGTCTTGACAACGTTGTTATTGCAGAAGTTCTTTCTGATGATAGCAACGGAATTGTCTATGGTGAAGTTATACCCCTCAAAGGTGCTGTCAATGCAACCGTTAATCCGAATTCGGACGTTGCAACAGACTTCGCTGACAATGGTGCATTCTTTGCTTCGAACAACCGTGGCAACTCAGAACTTTCACTTGAAATGATTGACGTTGACCCAGCTGTTCTCGCAAAGATGCTTGGAATGAAACGTGCAAACGGAATCACACGTGAAACAGGTATGGACCAGTCACCATATTTCGCATTCGGTTTCCGTGTATGGATTGCAGGCACTGACGCTGAAGGCAAGAACCGCTATCAGCTTGTCTGGTATGCAAAGGGCAAGTTTAGCGTTCCGGAAACAGGTGGTGAAACAAAGCGTGATTCACTTGACTTCCGCCACTTGAACATGAGCGGTCAGTTTGTTGCAACTCAGTTCGTTCCCGAAGGTGAAGACACTGGAACAATTTGTATGCACTGTAGAACGGATGATGCTGATGTAAGTCAGACAATCGTTACAAACTGGTTCAATCAGCCAATAGTTTCACTTGCGGTCGATACCGGAGCAGTAACTTTGACGGCTGAATTGCGTGACACACCGTATAACGACCTCGTTATTACAGGTTCTAAGGCTGGTGGAAGTTCATTCAACTTTGCTTCAAGTAGCGTCAAGCTCAATGAAACTGTTATTGTTGCTGATGAAAACGGAGCTCCAATCAAGGGTTCATTCGTTATTGGTTCCGCTGGTGTTTCACCGACAATAACATTCACACCCAAAGACGGTGAGAATTCAATTGAAACCGTCACGGTAACAGCAGGAGTGAAGGACACATTTGGAGTCAGCGTAACACCTCTTTCATTGAAAGTGAGCGTGTAATTTTTTTTGAATAACACCGTTTCATAATTAATTGTGGAGCGGTGTTTTTATAAATATTTTTTATACAAGAAGGATGGAATTGTATGAGCAAAGAAACAAATGAAAAGGTAAATGAAGAATTGGAAAAGGTAATTCCCAATAAGTTTGAAATTGAGCTCAAGGGAATTAAAAGGGAAATTAAGTTCGGAAACCTTGCGCTTGCAAAAATTGAACGCAAATACGGAAGCGTAACAAACTTCAAGTCACTTCAGAAGGACATGGAAAACAAGCCAATGGACACTCTTCCTTGGTTGCTTTCAATTTGTATCAAGGACAAGAAGGACATTGGCGAAAGTGTTGACGATATGTTGAATGCACTTGACGACAGCAATATTCTCATTACTGATGTTTCGGAAATTCTTTCAAGCGCAATGAACAGCGCAATGAGCAACCTGAATGAGAGCAAAAAAAAAGTAAGCAAGGATACGGAGGAGAAGGAAACGACCTAATTCCTTGGACTTACTTGCTGACTGAAGCTATAACAACACTTGGCAAGAGTGAAGAATGGTTTTGGGATTCCGAACTTCGTATAGTTTGGAATCTCATTATGGAAAAAAGAAGGCTTGATGAAATACGCATGAAAAATCAAGCTATTTACATTGCGTCTTATGTTTGGGGTCACGAGCCTGATGAAGGGGAAGAAGAAGAAAAGGAAGTTGCTGGTCGTGACAAGCCAATAGACGAAGGTATGTTGAGAG